CAATCCCACGGCCCGAGTTGTCGATCACCACAAGATGCCCGATGCGGCAATCCACCGACCTCAGCATCCGGTCCAACAGGTCATGCCGGGTCAACGTCGGCACGACCATCATCGGAATCATGCCACAGACTCTAGCAGCGGCACCCAACCTTCAGCGAACACCTTGTCGGCCTGATAGTCCTGCGCGAACGTCACAGCATCCTGCGACACCACACCACGCGGCCGCTCATACGCAGCCTCCAACGCATCCACAATGCTCTTGACCAGCGGCGTGCAGAACCAGCCCAACTGTGTCGGGTTCCACTGCGGCTGCACCTCCACAATCCAACCGTCCCCGACCAGCTCGGGCTGCGCCGTAAAGTCCGACACGATCACCGGAGTGCCGCACGCCTGCGCCTCCAACACCGGCAGGCCGAACCCCTCACCGGCTGTAGCACTAAGTAGCACGTCGGTCCGACTGTAGACAGCAGCCATCACCTCGTCAGGCACGCCCATTCGGTACTCGTACTGGTCTACGAACGTCACCTGATCCTCCGCAATGCCGCAAGCACGAACCAGCGATTGCAGGTCGATGCCCTGACTCATCGCCGTCGCATCCGTGTGCAGGTACAGCAGCGCGTCAGGATGAGACTTAGCGAACACCCCGAACGCCAGCAGGTTCTCCCCCCACGCCTTCCGCGACGGCAACACACCCTTATTCGCGTTCGGAATCGTCACGACGAAGCGTCCGGGCCACGGGTCAAACTCGGCCTTCATCGGCTGCCAGTGCTTCTCTAGCGCGTGCGGAATGTAGACGTGCTCGATGCCACGGTCAGACATTGTTTGCGACCCGTGCTTCGACATGGCGATAGGCGTCACGTTGTCTTTACGCAGCCACGCCTCAACCTTCGGAGGCACCTGAGCATGGTCGATAGGCACCCACGACCAGATGCGGTCAATGTCTGCAAGTCTAGAGTTAGCGAGAACCCACACGTCACACAACGTCACGAGAACGAGCGGAGACTTTGCCTCTTCCTCGACGGAACGGTAATGGCGAACGATTAGGTCTTGCGACCAAGCGTCATACCCCATAGGGAATACGCGCATACCGTTCCACTTGGCAACGCCAGCCATGTGACCGTAGTTAGTGTGAACGCTTGTCGGGTGGCCGCGCTTCTTCAGACGCTTCAACACCTGCGCCGACTGCGTGCCATAACCCGTAGGCATACCCGGATGATTACTGAACCAGTGAATACGCGGACTTCTCTCCGAAGCCATTGCTTTCTCTTTCGCAGGGACGCAGGGACGCAGGTTCCGGGGCGGGCGGGCCTGCGCTCCCACCCGCCCCGGAGATTACATCATCAAGCGGCGTTACCGATGAAGTGCTTGACGTTCGCGGCCTGCCCGAGGTCACCCCAGACGCGGATCGCAACACGCCAGACAACCTCGTCGGTGTCGAACGCGAAGTCGTCGCTACGCGCAACCTCGATACCGCCGACGGTCCTGACGTGATAGCTGCTCATGTCGCCGTAGATGACCGACTTGTTGCCAAGCCCGACGTTCGGAGCAAACGGGTTCTCAACGATGCGCTCGCCAAGGACACGCGGCTCACCAGCAGCGCCATACTCGAACAGGTAGCGGCCGTCGCCGTCCTTCAGCTTGCGAACACGCCCGAGGGTGGCGCGGTTCATCTGAAGGGCAGTCGCCGGACGTGCAGCAACAGCCGAGTCAACCGAGTGAATCAGGTCGATCAGGTTGTCCGAGGAGAACGCCCCCGTGACAGCCGTACCGCCCGTGATACCCGAACCAGACGCGGTGAAGATGCCGTTCGGAGCGGTGCCGCCGCCCGCGCCAGTGGCGAGAGCAGAGTTGACCGCGAAGCCGACAGACTCACCAGCCTGACGAGCGATGTAAGAAACGAGGTCGATGCCGCTGTCCTCGATGATCTCACGACTCGTCTTGAGAAGGACGCCAATCTTCTGGGCCTTCAGGGTGAACTGCTCGCCGGTCGGGTTCGACACAGCGAACTGCGCGCCCTCGGCCGTAGCGGTAGCAAGAGAGAACGCCGTCTGACGGGGGACCTTGATGTCATTCCCGCTCTCGGTGTTCAGAATGGTGTAAAGACCCGGCTGGAACGCGGGGCCAGTGAAGCGGAGAATCTCCTGAAGGACCGCGTAGAAGCCCTGCGGAACCAGCTCTGCGTCGGCGGTCGTGGACATGGGCGTAGCAGTTGCGCGACGCTCAAAGGTGTGTCCGCGAATCTCGCCCTTCATGAGCGAACGGAGAATCTCGTTGTCGGACTGAGCCTGCGGCTGCGGTGCGGCCGGAATCTCAATGCGAGCCTCGGACGAACGCGCCTCACGCTCGGCGTCCTTGCGGACACGCTCCAGCGTCTCGTCGTAGCGGTCAATGTCAGAAACAATACGGTCGTACTGCGCCTGCTCGTCACCCGAAAGGTCACGGGACTCGGTAGCAGCGTGGTCAAGAAGGCTCTTCGCCTCTTCCCACGCACGGTTACGCAGCTCGACGTTACGGTCGATGTAAGCCTGCATGTCGCCCTCCTTGGGCATAATGAGATAAGTGTCTATGCCGTCCCGTGAAGGGCGTGGCGGTCCCGTGGCTAGGGCGCGTGCATTTATGTTACATGCACTTGCAAAGATTCACCACTTCTTAGCGAGCAAGTCCATCTGCTTCTGCTTCAAGCCGAGCGTTGACGGCTCCGGCTCAGGCGTCGGCATCATCTCGGCCATCAGGTCCGCAAGAGTCTGCAACTTGTCCGGGTCAACCGGCTCGCCAGCAGCCATCGCCTCAAACGTGTCCGACAGGTCATCAACCGCCATGCCGGTACGCATCGACAGTGCAGACAGCGAACGGACCGCAGCAGCAGTCGCCTCATACGCCGGGAAGCCCGTCACGACAGAAACCTCGTGCAGACGGACCTCGCGCAGCTCACGATTGCGGCCGTCCTCCGACCACTTGTCGCCACCACGCGGCACCGTAAACCCGAAACTCATCTTGTCCACGACCCCGGTACGGAGCAGCTCGCGCAGATCGTTCCCAGCCGTCGTGTTTGGCAGGTCGGCCTCGACCCGAAGGCCACGGTCGTCCTCGGACAGACGGAGCGTGCCAGACCGCATTGAAGCGAGGGGCATGTCGCTGTTGTGGTTGACGTACATGCGAATGTCGCGCTTGCGGCCGTTGAGCGACTTCTGGAACGCGCCGGGGGCGATGCGCTCGATGAACGGGAGCGGCTCAGAGTCGGAGTTGAACACGGCGGCGTAGCCGACGAACGTGTTGCCCTCACCTTCGGTGCGAATGTCGCCCTCAAAGGATCGGAACTCTACGCCGGAACCTGCGGTCCTCGGCTGCACGGGCGTCATCTCCATCTTTGCACTCCTGTCGTCCTTGACCTGTTCGCTCTTACGGTCAAACCATGCGACCGCATCAGAGTAGCGTTCACCAGTCGGGATACCCCATAGTAGATGAGCAACTGCGCCCGGTGTCGGGTAGCCGTCCTGTCCGGGTCGTGCGCCTGTCGCGTTCAGGTCGGGACGGTGACGTGCAGCCCACGCAGACGCACGCACCACCTTGTCGGCGGTGACGTTGCCCTGCGCCATAGCGGAAGCCTCACGGATCGTCGCTGCTACCACTCCGCTACCAGACTTGCCTTCGCGGTGAAACTCTAAACCTTGACGGGCTGCGGCCTGCATGTAGGCGGGAACCGAAAGGTCTACTGCACGGTCGCCGCCAGACGGCTCACGCAACGGAGCAATCTTTGTAAGCGTGGCGAACCTGTGGCCGACAAGCGGGCCGGAAGGCTCCCAACCGTCATCCTTCGGCCGGTACACACGAATCAGCGCAGCCGGGTTGTCCTCGTCAGCGTTCAGCGTAAAGTCCGTGTCGGGAACGCTCAGCGTGCCGGAGCGCACGATACGGGTAATCCGGCCACGGGCAGTGCCGCCCGACGAATCCCACGAAACAAAGTCCCCAACGCTCACGCCGTCCGCCGCGACACGATCCTCGTCGTCGTCACGTCCGCGCCAAGCGTTGCAGTAGAACCCGCCCTGCGCGTAGTCCATCCACCACTCGCACCACGCACGGCCCTCGTCGTCCAACTTCTCCTCGTTGAAGAACACACAGTTACCGCACGCCCGTCCCTCCGGCACATCATCCGACGTGGCAGGACGATAGTTGTCCGGCAGACCGCCACCGGGAGCGTCCTCTAGCAGCTCGGCAGGCACGTCCCGCTTCTTCTTCTTCTTCGGGTCGTAGCTCATAAACAAG